ATTAACAGATGGCAGAAGAAATAAAAATTGATGAAAATATAACTATCCGTGATGCCTTTAAAATTACTGGCAGAGAAAAACAGATAGGCACTATAGAAAAGAATTTAAAAAAGGCAGGTCTAAGCATGGACTCTCCTTTTTCTATATTTCAAAATGAGCAAGCATCAATAGATTTAGCTGAAGCAGTAAAAGGCAAAGAAGGTAAAAGTGGTAACAGTAACTTTGTTACTTTAGGATCTGTAGAAAGTGAACTAAAACCTATATACAGACGTAAGACTGGAACTAAATATCCATTTGAAAAAGTATTTGGAGCAGACGGATTTCTACAAGAGTCTCCTGACTTAATGAAAAAGTACAGTTTACAATTTAAACAGCCTAGAAAAACACGTGCGTTTAAAGAAGTGCCTAAAGGTGAAATATCTTTAAAAAGTATAGCTCAAGGAATATCTGAAATACCAGATGCCGATGTTCGTGCCGCAGTTGCTTTTCAATCTTTAATTCCACTTCGACCGGGAGAAGTTGCACAATTAACTGCTAACGATATAGATTTTACTACAGGTAGAATATCTGATGAGTACAGAAGAGTTAACAAAATAAGAAATCCAGTTGAGCTACCAGAGGTGGCACTTTCCATATTAAAAGCACAACAAGTTAAAAATGGAGATGAATTATTTAAGAACGTAACCACAAAAAAAATGTCTGCTGCTGTAACAAAACATGTAGCTCCAAAATTTTCCGAGTATCAAAAAGCGATGGGCAGACCCATTATTGGTGCTTCTGATATAAGAAAGATTGTGCCATCAATAATAATAGGACAACTAGGTTACGATAAAGAAGCAGGTGCAATATTAGGTCACACAAAATACGATGATGTTTTGGGTGAATTAACTGCAACAACTAGAAAACATTACGCATCAAAAATTATGGATGATGTAGGTAGCTCACCAAAAATAGCTTTGATGAGTTTACAAAATATGTATGGAGAGGTGCTTGGTCTTAACACCATAAATGAACTTGCAGGCGAGTTTGATTTAGATTTACCAGANTTAACAAGTGAAGGTTCACCTAAATTAATAGTTGTTCCTAAAAATCAAGACATTGCTTCTAATGTNAGAACACAAGGTACACTTACTGACGAAGATTTAGGTTTAATAGAGGAAAGAAGAGCAGCACGACAAGCAGAGTTAGGTGAACGTAAAGCAAAAGCAGAGCTAGGGCAAGTACAAACGCAGATTGAGTTAGAAAAAGCAAAACCAGAGTTATTAAAGCTACAAGAACAAACTCTTGAACAAGACATAGATCTTAAACTAAAGAAACAAGCTCTCACAAAACAAAAAAGAAAAGAACTACAAGACAAACTTGACAAAGAAAAGTTTGATCAAGATATGAAAGATCTTGAAAATGCAGAAAAGAATGTAAAAGACAAACTTGGCAATGCCAAACTGTTTGGTAAGTTTTTAGGAATAGGTTCAATACTTTATGGAACTCAATTCATAAAAGAAGATTTTACTGCGGCACAAGCTGCCAACGTAGCAGCCCTAGAAGGCACTGACGACAGTTTTGAATCTCGTTTAAGAAGAAGAGTTAGTGAAGATATAGGTCCGGGTATCGCTGCAGGTGTAGAAGCAGGAGCAAAGTTTCTTGATCCGGGGGTACAACTAGCTACAGAGTTCGGCCCTAAAGCATTTGAATCAACATTTGGTGCAACAGATGTTGCAGACGCTACATTAACTGGTGATCCAGATAGACAATTTAAAACAAGAGATCAAATACTTGCTGATCAACAGACTATGCAAGACAAAGCTGATCAACAACAATACAGACAACAAGTTTCCCCACAAGTCGATGATGAATTAGCAATTCAAAAACAAATGAACTTGAGGAAACAAAGCGAAGATTTCAGTAGAAAAGCTGAAAGAAAAAGCCAACTATCGTTGGATGAACAAATCAATGAACTACTAGCTCAAAGGAGATAAAAATGGCAGATAATCTTAATCAAGGTGCAGCCTACATTATGGGTTCAGACAAAGTATCAGTTGATGATGCTCAAGGTTCTGATAAGTTATACAGAGAAGGTCTTGAGTTTACAACAGAGACTAACCCAGATGTGTTGACACAAGATATGCCAAAGAAGCAAAGCAAACCTACTGTTGAAGCTTCTTTCAATACAATGGCTGAAGATAGAAACTACTTCTAATTAAGGTATATATCAATGGCTGATAATTTCTTGCAACCACCTGACGATACCATAGCACCAATAGAAGATCCTCAAGAGGAACTTAAAGGTATAGTTGGTTATGTAAAAGACAAGTTTCAAAGTGCAGAGGATGGCAGATACACTCATGAACAACGTTGGCTCAAAGCCTACAAAAACTTTAGAGGTATCTACGATTCAACTACACAGTACAGAGACTCAGAACGTTCACGAGTATTTTTAAGAATAACAAAAACAAAAGTTCTTGCAGCGTTTGGTCAGATAACCGATATTCTTTTTGCAAATAAAAAGTTTCCGATTGTGGTAGAGTCTACACCTGTTCCTGAAGGTATAGCAGAGTTTGCTCACATGCAAACACCGTTAGATCAAGCAGAACAACCCTTAGATCCGTACGGATTTCCGGGGGATGGTAGACAAGTTCAACCCGGATCTATGGACTTCTTAGGTGGTTTACAAGATAAATATGAGGGAACACCTCTTGCAGAAGGTCCTGCAAAGATAGGTGAACCTCAAATAAATCCTGCTCAAGAAGCAGCGTTGAATATGGAAAAAGAAATACACGATCAACTCACCGATACAGGTGCAGTTAACGTGTTACGAACAGCTTTGTTTGAACAAATACTTCTCGGAACTGGTGTCGTCAAAGGTCCTATGTTGAAAAACAAACGTTTACATAGATGGACTAAAAATGACATGGGGGAAAGAACATACACTCCCAGTGAAGTGTTGTGTCCTGAAATAGAAGCAGTATCTTGTTGGGATTTCTTTCCAGATCCATCGGCTGTGAAGTCTGAAGATTGTGAATATGTTATCCAACGACACAGAATGAACAGGCAACAATTACGTAACTTAGCTAACTATCCATACTTCAATATAGAAGCAATCGATAATGTGATAGCACTAGGTCCTAACTATGAAGATAAGTATTACGAAGATACTATTCGTGATGATGAAACCGAACCAAACTACAATAAAAACAGATATGAAGTATTAGAATACTGGGGTATCATGGATAAATCTTTTATTGATGGTGCAGGTGGTCTTATAGATCAAGACATAAGCAGTATGGATCAACTACAAGTAAACGTTTGGGTGTGTGGTAATGAAGTTATAAGATTTGTTCTTAATCCATTTACACCTGCAAGAATACCATTTCATGTAGTGCCGTACGAAATAAATCCATATCAGATATTTGGAACTGGTGTTCCAGAGAACATGGAAGATGCACAGTTGTTGATGAATGGTCATATGAGAATGGCTATAGATAATTTAGCACTTGCAGGTAATCTTGTATTTGATGTAGATGAAGCAAGCTTAGTACCCGGTCAAAACATGGATATATTCCCCGGTAAGATATTCAGACGACAGTCTGGTGTGACTGGCACAGCAATCAACGGATTAAAGTTTCCAAATACTGCACCTGAAAACATTCAGATGTATCAATTATCACGACAACTTGCAGACGAAGAAACAGGCATACCATCCATAATGCACGGACAAACAGGTGTTAGTGGTACAGGTAGAACTGCAGCAGGACTATCAATGTTGATGGGTGGTGCAAATCTATCCATGAAAACAGTAATAAAAAACATAGATGACTATCTTCTCAAGCCTTTAGGAGAAGCATACTTTCAGTGGAATATGCAATTCAATGACAATTCCCCTGATATTATAGGGGATTTAGAAATCAAACCACGTGGCACTGCAGCAGTTATGCAAAAAGAAGTGCGTAGTCAACGTCTTACAGCGTTACTACAAACTGCAACTAATCCTATGCTTGCACCTTTTGTTAAGATACCTAATTTAATTAGAGAGTTAGCAATAGCACAAGACATAGATCCTGACAGTCTAGTGAATGATGAGAACCAAGCAAAAGTATTTGCTGAAATATTAAGAGGTCTAAATGAATTACAGCAGACTCAAACCCCTGATCAACAACCCAACAGCATGGCAGGCTCTGGAGGAATGGGTCAAGCACCAACAGACGGTAGTGTTCAGGGGGTTGGTGCAGGCGACATCGGAGTTGGAGCTACGCCAGTTGCAGGGGAAAGCGGCTTTACTGGAAACAATCCTATCCCTCAAGAACAACAAGAGTAATTAATGTCGATACCTCCATTTAAAGAAACATCTCAAAGATTAGAACCTGAAATAGATCTATTCAAAAGAGCTAAAAGTGCAGAGGAGTTTTTAAGTCTCATCCCACCAGATGCTAGACCTGTTTTTCTACCAGATGGATCAGTGGGTTTTAGAGATTCGTCAGGCAAAACATATGAAGTGCCAACGGCTATATCTAATGAGATGAGAGGTATAAAAAGTAACGTAGATGATTTACCTAGTCGGCAGTATACAACTACAAGTTCAGATGGGTCACTTACACAAACTGTATCAGATGATGCAGGAACTGTTACATCTGCCCTCGATAGTGGTTCAGATTTTCTCACTAATGTTGGTGGTAAGGGTGCAACAACATTTGATTACGAT